TTGTTTGTTAATTAATTAATTGTTTTTATTTTATCCTTTAGTCCAGTAAGCGTATTCAACCTGTATATTACCTGAGGCAGATTGAAGTTGAACACCTACACTAGCACCAGCATGATTAAAAGGCATGAACAAAAATTCACCAGCTCCTAAACGAGCAAAAGCCTCATTATCTGTATTTTCAACATCTAATAATTGAGATGTACCTGTTGAACCATCTGTTGTTCCTGTATGTCTTATGAATAAATAAGCAACAGCAGTTGCCGCTGGTATAATTATATGATTACCACCTGTTGTTGTCGCTACTTCTAAAGATAAACTTTTTGCCGGCGCTGTTACCGTTAAACTATCTGTTAGTGTAAAATTTATTACATCACTAAAAGTAGTTGAATCTGTTAATGTTAATGTTGGTACTAAAGCCATAATTTTTATTTTTTTATAATTGTCTTATTCACTATTTTATTATCACACATTATTTGTAAATTGTAAGTCCCAGGGTTTAATCTGGACACATCTAATGAGTTTGTATTTGTTTTACGTATAACGATACCCCCTAGCATATTATAAATCGTTACATCAACATTTTTATTTATGTTAATCGTTTCGTTTACCGGGTTAGGATAAACTACTATGTTTTTTTCTACGTCTCTTGTTAACACTGGACCAGTCCAACTATTAGAACAATAGTTGTAAGTTGATTGACATATTGTATCCCAAGAATTTTCACAACAATAATCATCTACTGATATCACCCAAGCGTAACAAGGATCGTTTAACCAATAAGGATTACCTGCACCAGTAATACAACCAGCATCATATAAACAAGATATAGAATCATTAACGTTAGCAGTTGGTTCGTAGTTATACGCTCCTGGATCCATGCACCCCACAATGATTTCGATACACGAACCGTTATCCGTGTTAGCAAGTGAATCAAAGTTAAGAGCGGTACTATCCATACACCCATAAATATAAGGGATGCAACTAAAATCCTCCGTGTTTGCTTGCGGGTTATAATTAAGCATAGAAGGATCCGTGCAGCCATATACATAAGGTAAACAAGAATTATTGTCGACATTTGCTAACGGGTTATAATTAAACATTGTGCTGTCTGTACAACCATATATCGGCAGTATACAAGAAAAATCGTCGGTATTACAAGAGTCGCAATAATTTAATGCGGTTGGATCTGTACATCCTAATATTATAGGTATACATGTACCATTGTCTACGTTTGCTAATGGGTTATAATTAAATGCCGTAGAGTCCATACAACCATATATAGGTAATACACAGCTAAAATCATCTGTGTTACATGTGTCGCAGTAATTAAGAGCTATTGGATTAGTGCAACCGTAAATATAAGGTACACAACTACCGTTATCTGTATTAGCCAAAGGATCATAATTAAACATCGTAGAGTCTGTACATCCATAAGCAAACGCTATACACGAGCCATTATCGGTATTAGCTAGCGGATCGTAGTTCCACATTGTTGGGTCCATACATCCGTAAATAAATGGTATACAACTTTTATCGTCTACATTAGCACTAGGAGAATAATTCCACATTGTACTATCAGTACAGCCGTAAATAACACCTATACAACTACCATCGTCAGTATTAGCTAAACTATCATAATTAAAAGCTATAGGAGAAGTACAGCCATATATAACAGGTATACAAGTATCAGCTGTGTTGGCTTGAGGATTATAATTAAAAGCTAAAGAGTTCATACAACCCAAAACTACAGGTACACAACCACCATTATCTACGTTAGCTGTAATATCGTAATTAAAAGCTGTACTATCAGTACATCCAAATATAGCTAAGGTATTGCAGCTACCATCGTTTATATCAGCCACGTAACCTTGAGTATAATACTCTAGATAACCTGGGTTAGTACAACCTGGATTATAATAACATGTATCAGCAGTGTTAGCTGTATCACTATAATTGTATGCTAATGAATCTAAGCAACCGTAAACTACATCTATACACTCAGTGCCACAATTAGGTTGCGCTACATATAAATCTCTAGGACTTCTATAATTTTTTAATTTATTTTCGTTTGGACCAGGCCAAGGATTATTACCTTCATATATTATAGTTCCAAACGTATTTTCTATTTTAAAAGAGTTCTGTATTGTTTGTATATCTAGTTGCTGTGCGTTTTGTTGAGGTGTGGGTATTTCAAAGTAATATAAAAATATTTCATCATAAGCATTAAAGCTTATTAAAAAAGTATCAGAGTATACACCGTTTTGATCTATTCTAAATTGCCATAAAGAATCTTCTTGTTGAATACCTAACCAGCAAGATCCCCATGAATCACCACCATCATCAAATAATATTAACTTATAATCACAAGGTGATGACAGCTCCATGCGGTGAGCGCTAGGATCATAGTTAAAAGCAGCTGGATCTGTACAACCATAAACAGCTAAAGTATTGCAGCTACTATCTTCAACAGTAGCATCTGGATTATACTCAACGTAATCATCATCCGTGCAACCATATATTGTTGTGTCGTTATTACAGCTATCAGATACATAAGGATTTGACGATGCTGTAGTTCCAAAGTTTGGTGGGTTTAATAAAAATACAGTATCCTGACAATCTAAATTTGTCACTAAACAACTACCGATAACAGATCCACCACCTATACCATCACCATAAGAATCGTTGATAGTAAACACAACTGTATCACCTATAGGTACACAAACATCAGTTCTTACTGTTTGCCCTGTTTGCGTGTAATCATAAGTTCCAGCTGCAACAGAGTAAGTAACAATACCGTTAACAGCTATTTGCCAAGAAGTTTCACCAGGCCAATTATCTAATAATATAGCAACTTCTAATAACGATTGCCCAGGATTGCACTCAACATCGTATACACATGTTCCATTGTCTACATTAGCCCAAGGATTATAATTATCAGCGCTATCATCTATACACCCAAAAACATAAATACAACTACCATCATCTATAGTAGCTGTTGAATCATAGTTAGGTGAAACTGGATCGTTACAACCATATACAAAAGTAAATGGATCACTAACCATTATATCATCTATACATATATCACTTGTAAAACTACTACCAGTCATTGCTTTAAACACAAACTGAAAAGAGTCTACGGGTGGTATCACATAATACGCAAACTTCCAAATATTACCTTGATTACCTGATATAGTATCAATAGGTGTGTATATACTATCAGATACTATACCTACTTCTAAATCACCCATAGCAGTACCATACATGTGATACCAAAATGAAACCACTTTGCTAGGTGTTTGTGACACGTCAAACGTAGGTGTGTATATTATAAATGGTTTATTCCAGTTCATAGAACCAGAAGACTCAACATAATAGTAAATACTACTTCCTGTTGTGTGATCTCCAGATGGGCCGGTACCAAACGAAGATGTTGGACCTTGTTTTAATATCCAGTTTCCATGATCATTTTGGCTTTGTTGTAAACCTATACCGTTGTCAAAATTATGTATCCACGGAAAACTGTCTATAACTTGTCCATAGCTAAATAACGGTAATAATAATATTAATAATAATTTTCTCATGCCTCTCCACATTTTTTACTTGGGTTACCTACCTGTACCCAGTTTTCTTTTTTAAACCAATCTCTTAATGTAGCACCTTTTTTACGAGCGCCTTTTACGTTTGATTTACTTGACCTTTTATACTTACCACCTTTAGCTGCTTTTCTTTTTGCACGTATTACTTTTTCTCTTTCAGCTTTACTCATAGAGCGTACTTTGGCCGCAGGCAGACACACTTTTTTAGTGCCTCCGCCTTTAACCTTACTTCTCTTTAATGGTGATACCATTTTAAAAGCCATACTACTTTTTCTTTTTCATTTTAGCAGCAGAAGCTTTCATTTTCATTTTCATAGCTGAAGCTTTTTTCATTTCCATTGCAGATTTTTTAAGCATCATAGCTGATTCTTTTTTAAGCTTCATAGCAGCTTTTTTCATTTTCATAGCTGAGCCTTCTTTAGCTTTAATAGCTTTTACTAAGTTAGCAGGTAATTTAGTTTCTTGCTTTTTAGTAATTTTCATTGGGCCTTTTTTCATTAATTTTGTTGGTGCTTTTTTCATTTTAAATTTTGTTTTTAATATGGTTGTACATTGAGTTACCTAGTTTTTCGCCCATTTTACTGTCAGACTTATAGTGAGCGTGGGCAACTCTACGACTATAAGATATGTTTTCACCTGTTTTAGAAAAAGCTGATTTAGCTTTAGGGTATTTATCACTTAATACTTTAGCTATTAACACTCCTTGAACAGAATGACCAGATGGATACGATGGTGTTTTCATAGATTCCATTTCGTAATCATCTAGTTTTATATTCATTTTTTTAGCTAGCACTTTTGGTCTTGGTCTATTAAAATGTTTTTTAAGTTCTAATATTATAGGCGCAGACTCTTTAATAAGTTTAGTTGCTATTTTTTTATCGTAATCTTTTATGTCTTGTTCTTCAGCTGTTTTTTTAAACGCAGCTTCTATGTTATCAAATTTTTTTACAAACTCTTTTTTTAAAGGTATTTTTTTAAGAGCTTTAATTTCTTGAGCAGTATCAAAGCTACTATCACTTGGTGGCTTTTGCTTTTTAAAACTTGATGTATTAAAATTTTTAAACATTTTTCCTTGCTTTTCTTATTGCTTCTTTACCTCTTTTAAATATAGCTGCTACCTGTGTCTTCTTCATTACTTTAGCTCTTTGCTCTCCTACGGTTAATATTTGTATTTTACGGGCGTAAGGCTTATTTATTTTTTTAACTTTAGCTACGGTCGCCCTAGCGTCACTAGGAGTTGCGAATTTAATACTTACAGTATCTTTTGGGTTTTCGTCAGTGTATAAACGTCTACCACTACCTTTTGGTTTTTTACCTGTTCCAACTACAGGATCTTTACGTTTAACAATAGGTGATACTTTTACGCAACTACCTTTACTAAATCTAGTTGTACCTGGTTTTCTTTTATATCCTTTCCAACACATTATTTTTTCTTACCTAAACGTTTTCTAACTATGTTCATTGTAGTTTTCATTTTAGCCGCGTAAGTAGGTCTTTTACCTCTATTAAAAACAACTTGTTGATTTAAACTACTAATAATTCTAGATAAATTACCTCGACGAGATTTAATTAACCAGCTTGCTAAACCACTTGGTGATAATGATTTAAACTTACCTTTAGCATCTGGTGCATCAGACTCTTTAAACTTACCCATGCGTTTTTTAAATGGATTATTTTTTTGATCGTACATTATTTTTTCTTTTTACCTCCACCAAATCTACTTGGACCACCAGCTCTAGTACATCTTACACCCCAACCAGAAGCATAAGCACTAGGCCATACTTTAAATTTACGTTTAGCAGCGGCTTTACAAGCAGCCGATATTTTTTTTAATGCTGAACTTTTTTTCAAAGGCATAGCTGATACTACACTATCTATTTGTTTAGCTTGACCAGCATGCGCCTTACTAGCTTTTTTTAATTTACCTGATATAGTTTTTAATTTTGCTTTACTCATAATTATTTATTTTAACATTTCCATCTACGTCTAGCAGCGCAGATTCTTTTTTTAGGAGTTTTCTTACAGTTAATGTTATGCATTTTCATTTGACCTAAAGATCTAGCACAGTATGATTTTTTACGTTTACCACCACCTGGTTGTGGTGCTTTTAGATTACCACCTGTTTCTTTATTATAAGCTCTTCTACCAGCCTCGGTCATACCAGCACCTTCTTTAACAGATAAAAAATGTCTACCTTTACCTTTTGTTGTTTTACGTAATTTATTTAATGGTGAACCATCATTTCTACGTCTACCACAACTAGTTACAGGAAAAGGATTACCTTCTTGAAAGTATCCTCTAGTTTTTTTAAACATACTGTTTTGTCTTTCGCTACCAGGCATATTACTTTTTGTTACACATACCTAAGCAAACTTTGCCAAAGGTTAATTTCTTTATTAGTAAACATAATTTTTCTTTCATATTATAAATTTTTTTTAGTTAAAAATCACTCATTATTATTTCGTCAATTTTTTCTTGTACCTCTTCTCTAGTTGCTACCATTTTAAAACTTAAATCAGCTTGAAACCTAGCAACTTCATCTCCATCTTTAAATATTATAACTGTAGGTACAACAGCTATTTTGTGTTCTTTAGCCATATTAGCTTGTGTTCCTATGTCGATGTATGAAATAGTTTCACAATCTGAAAGTTCTCCTACCCAAGAAACTTCATTAGCTTTATTCCACGCAGCATTAAACTGAGACACTTGAATTTGTGCAAAAATGCTATTAGCAAATAACACAAGCAAAATAATTAATACGTAATTTTTCATTTGGTTATTCGTAAATTTTATCCTCTATTTTTTCTAGAGTTTTCTTTATTTCTTTAACATCTTCTTGAGTTGTCATAATAGTTTGGCGTATCATTTGATCTTTCATATCAAACTCCATACGTGTAACTTCAGGATCAGGTGGAGTCGGTAATTCTTTTGCTTCAGCAATATCCGCTTGTAATGCAAACCACATACCTATTACAGTAGCCATAGCAAAGCCTATAGCTATTAAAGATTTTATACTAACATTAAAACCAGTATCTTCATTTAATTCTTTTGCCATTTTATATATTGTTATACTTAAAAGATTACATAGTTTACGCCACACTTAAAGTCGTACCACTCTCTATTCCAATACTTATTGTATTTGCCCTCTACAAACACGCCTAAATGCTTACTCATTTTTTGTCCAAATATAATACCACCAGCATAATCGTTCCATTGGCTACCCTCTATAAAGTTGTGATACGAAAACTCACTACCATCATTATAATGTAAAGGCATTACACTAGCCCAAACATGTAGCCATCTTGCTTTTGTGTACTTGTAATAATCAAAACCTATTACTAACGATTGTTGCATTATTCTATCTAAAGCATCCTTTTCTTTTTCAACATAATCAGATATTACTTGTGGTATAACTACAGCCTCCCAAACTTCTGGACTAGTTGCAACAACTTCTCCAGCTGGATTTGTATAAACAGAATTGTAAACATCGACATTATAACCTTCTTGTAAAGCTAAGTATGTATAATGTATATTACCATTATCTAACATCCACTTAGCTAAAGGATCATAACCATAAGGATCAGCAAGTCGTTGTGTTAACCCTATACCAAACGCTAACTCTCTATTGTACTTAAATCTATATCTTTCCGATGCTTCAAAATATTCAACATCAGCAAAACCATCTTGTAAGTATTCTACCTTCAAAGAAAAATGATTTACACAAAAAGGCCCATCACAATCATCATCAGAGCTATATCTAATAAAATGATGTTGGTCTAAATAATCTACACCTTCTTGTCTTTTAATATCTACTTCGAATAAATATTCTAAACCTTTTACCTTACCAACTGTAGCAGCATCACTATAATTAGCTTCTGTACCATCATAAAATGTATTAGCTCTATTTTCATAACCAAACCTAGCGATTTTACGTACACCTAGTGTTAAATTATAATCATAAGGTGTTTCTATAGTTTCTGTAGATAAACCATTGTCTACAGAAAATACATCAACATTAGATAATGATGTACCGCCATTTACAGCAGCGTATAAAGTTGAAAACTTAGTGGTCTTTTTGAACCACTTTTCAAAATTCCACTCATCTTGAGCACAGCATTTTTTTGGCGCTGTACAAGACGTAATAACTATTAATAATAGTAGTATTAGTTTTTTCATATTAATTTTTTAATCGTGATAATAGCAATAACCTGATTTATTACTTGTTTGCATCCCACATCTTTTACCGTCAGCTTTAACTTGTTTGCAACGCGCTTTCTTACCATCAGTTCTTTGTGGCACTTCTTCGTGTACAGTACATAAGTCTCCAGCGTTAGCTACAGATTTTTTACATCTATTTCCTTTAGTGCTTATATACCTACACTTAGGATCTTTTAATTTACCTTCTTCTTGTAACTTCTTTTCTTTTTCAACTTCTTTGTTTATTATAGCTTGTTTTTCAGCTTGCTTAGCTTGCTTTTCCTCTTGAGCTTTTTTCTTACGCTCGTAAGTTTTAATAGCTTTTATTTCTTTTTTAATCGCCTCTATCTCTTCGTTTTTAACACCAAGACTCCAAGTGTTATAACCTAGCATAAAAGCTACTCTTTGCCAAGTCTCATACCTATTATCTAGAGCGTTTCTAACATTTGTATATTTGCTTTGCATCCTAGACAATGGAGCGTTAGTTGTCATTTCAACAACATTAAATGCTGCGTTCCACATAGGGTTATCAATGTCAAATGTTTCCATTTGCTTTATAACATCTCTGTTATATCTCATTGTTTTATCAGCGCTAAGCAACTGTCTAGCTTTAATACTAAGTGGTGGAGATAATTTTAAACCTTCCATTAATACAGCACTCTCATCATACATCTTAGTATCTTTGTTAGCTATATATTTTAATATTATATTTTTAATAGTTGATATAACAGCACCACCTACACCCATACCTCTTAAAACACCATCAGCCATGTTATCAAAAATTCTCTCTGTTTTCTTATTAAAAAACTCTTCATCATCTTCTTCATCATTAAACATAGCAGCAAATAAAGCTGTTTGCATACTATAGAATATTAAGTTTTGCACAGCTGTATAATACATTATCTTACCAGTTTTAGAAGCAAATGAATTTGGCCCTGTAAAACCAGTGAACCTACCGTTAACTAAATCTAATATTTCTTTTTTACTCATACGTACATACTGCATGGGTGTATTTTGAAAAGCTAATATTAATCTACCTAATACTGATGTTTGTTGTTGCGATAATCTATCTGGTCTAGAAGACTGTTGTCCTTCTTCTGCTGTTTCTTGAAAATCTAAAAATGCTTTAGCCTCAGCTTCTGCTTGACTATAACCTTGTTTTTTATATGTATTTATTCTGTTTCTATAAAAAGTAGCACCACCAGAAGCAATAGCAAAACTATCAGCAAACTTTGTAGGTGTAAAACCTATTCTTAATAAATATCTGATAGCTGCTCTTACAGGATTAACTGCTCCTTCAACTTCAGACATTAACTCACGAGACTCAATAGAAGTTTTTAAACCAGCTCTTCTTTGTTTTAGCATGTCTGAATTAAATAAGAAAGCAAAATCTTTCCAGTATTGTTTTTGATTAGCAAACGCTTTAGCAGCAGCTAATATATTGTTATCACCCCAGTTTATAAAGTTAACAGTTGATAACGTTTGTAACACAGCAGATCTAGTATTCCAGTTCATAACAACACTAATACCACCGTTCATCCAGTTAAGGAAATTATTTACTATTCTATTAGAACCAGCTGGTCTACTAGTACCGTTTTCCATACGGTATAATATATCTTCTAAAGCTTCTCTAAAATTACTACCGTATAAAAACTCTATTTTATTTAAGTTTTCTGGAGTAAATATAAGATCTTTATTTTCTACCCACTCAGCAAGGTGATCTTTTCTACCATCACCTATAATACCATCTTCAGTTATATCAGCCACAATATCTTTAGTCATCCAATACTCATCAGGAGCTATATAACCATCTTCTTTTCTAGATATAACACCTAGTACATCTGCAAAAGCTTGTAGTTCAGGATCAGCTTTAACTAACTTTAACATATTGTTTTGATCTGTTTTAGTAAGACCAGGAACTTCAATATCATTTTTATTCCAAAGATAAACTCTAATAGCGTCACCAAAAGTGTAATCTCCAGTTGGTATTACTTTTCTTAGTTTCTTAGATACTTTAGGAAACTTTTTTCTCAGAGCTTTAAACTCTTCAGCTGTTCTTTGTCTAGCTCCATTTAAACTTCTATCACCTCTAGCAAATGGATCTAATAAATTTTTCTTAAACCAAGCCGCGTGCTCCATACCTTGTTTACCTTTACCTTGGAACATTTGTAGCAGACCAGCAAAATCATCAGCAGATGGTGGTACAAAAAATTGAAACAAACCTTTTCGTTTACCACGTTGTCTAGCTTTAGCTTGTGATATAATGTAGTCAGATGGTAACCCTTTTGTTTGCTCTAGTATATCGTTAAACTCTTTACCAGCGCTTTTACTAAACTTAATCTTAGCTTGTTGAATAGGTGATTTAACATCAGATTGATTCAACATGTTTTTAACCGCAGGTATATTTCTTATTGATTCGGTTGTTTTTACTCTAGCTTTACGAGTCTTTGGTTTTGCTACTTCGAAATCAAGTTGTGTCCCGCTCCCGTATTCATATATATCAGTTTTCCAACCAAGCTTTTTACCTAGTTTATCCATTAAAATAGTATAAACTCTAGCCCTACTCTTATCTTTAGTTAAAGAACTAAAACCAATTGTCTCTATATTAGGGTTTTGTTTTATTAAATCTAACAATCCATTATAAACAGTGCCTAGAACTTTAAACTGATTACCAGTGCCAGTCATTTCTTGAGTTAAACCTTTCTCCGTAACTAAATCAAATTCTAACTCATAGTTAGTATCGTTAAGATCTGTAGGATAAAATGTTATTTTATAGTTGTTACCATCTATATTAAAGTTAGTGGTCATATAACCGATACTATCTGTCTTCCAATTTAAATCTTGTTTAGTTGATAAACTACTTTTGCTAAACTTAACTTTAGCTTGTTGAACCTTTCTTTTTACATCGAACTGACTTAGCATATTATCTACAGCTTGTACATTTTGTAAAGCATCATCAGCAAAGTAAAAATCATTATAGCCATCAGCTACTTTATCAGCTATCCACAACGCTTTAGCTTCAGCTGTAGAGTTACCTAAGCCAGTAATATTTTCAAGAGGTATATTTAAACCATTAGCTTTTAAGAAATCAAATATAGGTTTCTGTGCAGCTGGTGGTCTAGCTGTTAATACAAACATATTCTTAGGGCCAAACTTACCTTGTAGCTTTATAGCTTTGTTAAACAATGGTGCTAACTTACCTTTAACAACTTTGTTAAAATCTGAAAAATCAAATGTAAAACCTTGATCTAATAAATCTTCATACGTGCTTGCATACTCTTCGGCGTTTAAAGTTCCAGTAGTTCCATCTGGTCTAGTAAACTTAACTAATGATTTTGTTGTAGCTAATGTATCATCAAAATCTAAAACAGTAATACCTTTAGGTTCTGATACTATTCTAGCATTACCTACTGACTTGCTAAATTTTATTTTACTATCAACAGCGTCAGATAATATTTCTTGAGCTTTTACGTAAGCGTCAGAAACTTTTAAAACTTTATTTGTTTTAACATTTACTAAATTAACTAATCTATTTTTACTGTTTAAAAGCGTTTTATCATTATAGTATCTAATCCAAGGTGGCATATCCATAGTTTGGCCTTCATACAAAGATGATTCTAACTTGCTGTCTTTTATAACATCATCCATTGTTTCTGGTATTATTGCTATATTATAATTTTCAAAAAACTTATTAACGTTTTCAACACCATTACCATTAATATGCGCGTCAAATATTTTTATAACAATACCAACCCTAGGCTGCATGTGTTCGTATCTTAGTTTTGTTCCTTGTTGTATATTTTCCGCTACGTATTTAACGCTAGCAGCCCTTGCAGCAACAGAACTCATGTGAGATAGTAAAGCGCCTTGCACCATAGCTAATTCTACGTTTGTTATTTTTCCTTGCTTAAATAAATCAGAGTAAAACTTAGCGTAATCATTTAAAAAGTTTTGAGCTTCTTTTTCATTTTTTTCTCTTATGCTTGTTAACTCAACACTTTCTACATCTCTTAATGCTGCTTCACTTGTGTTTTCAGAAAAAGAAAGATCAACATCTATTTTTTTACCATCGTATGTAATACTGTTTGGATTTATACTTCCGTTTTTATACAAAGTATAATTTAATCTAGGTTTACCTTCTTTGTTTAAGTCGGCATCTCTAATAGCTCCAAAAATTTCTTTTGTCCATTGTCTAACGTTACCCTTATAAGCTTGACTTCTAGAAGGCGAAGTAAAAGAGTGGCCTTTCATTTGAAATAAATATCTTATAGAATCTGCAACTATTTGTTCTTGAGTTAAACCATCTTCAACTATTTGTTTTTGGGTTTTGATTTTTTTCCATTTTCCGACAGCAAACTTTTTATCTGCTGCTATAATGTTTTTTACCAAATCAGGATCTCTAAAAGCAGCCGCAACAGATATAGGTGTTTTAGTAAATTTTTGTATTGTAAGTTCTGATTTTATATTTTCTTCTAATAATAATTGTATTAATTTATTAGATTGTTCTATTTCATTAGCTTTTTTTGGTAGCTTAATAATTAATTTTTCTATCGTGCTATTAATTGCGTTTGCTAAAGGTTCAACATTTTTTATTATTTCAGGGTAAGCACCGTAAGTTTGGTACAGCGCTATTTCAATACTTTCTTTATCGTTTTTTAATATAGCTTGCTGCGTAAAAACCGGTATGTTATCCCAAAAAATTATTTTACCTTCTGTACTTAAAGATCTATCTATAGCACCTATAAATTGTTGACTTGCACTAAACTTAACTTTAGCTTTACCATCAGCTATGTTAGCCAAAGCTTGTGTTGCTATAAACTCTCCGGCTAGTGTTTTGCTATATTTAACACTGTCAAAACTTTTATCTTCTAATTTTTGCTTTTCTATTGTTTTAGAGTCTATATAGTTTCTAAGCTCTGCGGCAAAAACTTCATTTAAGTTTTGTGAATTATTTATTATATAGTTATCAGCAGCTCTAACAACTTCAGCTTCAGCTCTCATTATAGCTAAGTTTCTTTGATTAGCTATTAATTTATTCTTTTTACCTTCTGTATGGTATTTTGTAAACTCAGCTTTTGTCGTAACGTTTCTAAAAATTTCTTTTCTATAATTACTATCTTTTTTAAGACTAGGTTTATCAGACTTTTTAGTTTTATAATCTGCAAAACCCATTTTTTCTTTTTTAAATAAGTTTTTGTAATTAGATCTTATTTTTTGTATTTCCATACTGGAAATAGTTTTTTGATAAGTATCTGATAAATAAGCTAAATAAGTATCAGGAATATTTAGTTTACCTGCTTTTTGCCCAATAACACCCATTTCTTTTCTTATAATTTCAACTAAATCGGGTATTAAAACTTCTTGTATTTTTTCTACTAGATTTTTGGGATTTGATTCTATTAATTTTTTAAGCTCTATTCTTGTTGCTTCTTTTATTAGCGGAGAACTTTCAATATCTAAATCAGCTAAGCTTGTTAGTTTTCTAGCTTTTGTTTGTGTTAATTTTGTTTTAACACCTTTAGTTTCAGTAGTTAGCACGGGTTTATCTTCTAACTGTGTAGCTTCTTTAGTGTCTATACTAGTTTCTCTTTTAGTTTTCTCGCCTTTAATAGCTAGTTTTTTAGCCGCAACTAATTTACCAAAACCTACATTAGCCATTATAAATTCGCCAAGACCTTTTGGTCCTATAACAGTACCATCTTTTCTTTTAGCAGCAGGATTAAAGTTTATTAAACGATCAGTTACAGCGTCGATAGTTTCTTGAGTTTTTTCAGGACTCATCTGCAAACTTCTTATATAGTTATTTATAGCCCCGCCAGGTTGTATCGCTTCAAATACTTTGTTAAATATTTTAGGTTTTTGAAACTCATCTTTAGTAGTTGCGCCTTGTTGTAAATTATTTATCGTATCAACAAGTTGACTTCTTGATTCTTTACCAACAGCTTCAGCAGCCTCAGTTTCTTCCTTTTGTAATGTTTTGCTTTTTAAATCAACGTCTAATATTTTAGTACCCATAAGTTTGCCAAGCAAACCTTTTCTATTTATATTTTTATTATAAGCTCTTATAAACTTTATAAAATCTTGAGCTGTATCTAACTGAACGTCTCCAATACCAAAACCTAATAAAACATCTTTAGCTTCATCTCTAAAACCTCTTGATTGATTTTCTTTTAAATCTATTTTTTGAGTTGCAACTAAATCAGAAAACACATTTAAATATTCTTCTAATGCACCTTCTTTTATTGTACCATCTTTATCTGTGTAAAAGTTATCTATTCTTGTTTGTAATCTAGTATAAACTTCATTATGGTTTTCTTGTAAATAACCTTTTAAGTTGTCCATAAATGGCTGCATAGACTTATTGTCAGTCTTAAATTTTCTAGATATCATGTAGTGAAGAAGCTCATGCGCGACAACGTTTGAAGCTCCAGTCAGCTTTGCTAATTTAGCGTTTATATATATTTTAGCTTTACCATCTTTATCTTTAGCTAAAAAATAACCATCACCTTGCTCAACTTTTGATCTTATATCTTCTGGTAAAGCTTGTAAATCTTTATCTGTATTTATAACTTGTGTTTCAAGATCATCTCTATTTATACCTTTAAGCTTTTTAAGAGTTGGATCTAGTCTTTCGCTAACTTTTAAACTTTCACTTATAAGCTTGTCTACTTCTATATCTTCAGCTGTATATTCAAGCCCTAAAATATCGTAATTTTTTTGTATTAAATCTAAAGTTTCTTGCTCTCGTTGCTTTTGTGTAGTTTGTGAAAACTTATCGTTACCTACAATATCAGCATTTTCATTTATTTTATCTATTCTTTTAGCTCTATCTGTTAACTCTTTATCAGATAAATTTTCCATAGCATCGAATAAATTTTGCTCGTGCTTTTGTCTTTTCTTTTGTAAAGCGTCTAACTCTTCTTTAATACTAACTTTTTGTTTATCGTTAGCTTTTTTATAATCATTAGATTTTTCATATATTTGAGTACCTATATTTACGTATTCTCTTTTCCAGTTACCGTCAGCTGTAAACTTATAAAGATCTTTTCTGCTTTGTGTATTAAGAGTAGACAAACCGCCACCAAAACCACCTAACATTAAAGCCGGGCCAATACTATTTATAATATTACTAACAAATTTCTTTTTATCAAGATTTTCATCATAAACCCAGTCTTCGCCTAAATCTTGTATAGCAGAGTTTACGGCCTCAGTACTTGACTCAGCGATACCACTACCTAAAGTTCTTTCTACAAATTTTCTGACAAAACCTTTAGTATATTCTTTAGCAACTTTACTAGCATTACCAGTACCTCTTAGTGTTTGACCTATTTTACCTATACCTCTAAACGCTTTTCCACCAATCCACTCTGTTAAAAATTCAGATCCACCAGCTATTAAAGAGTTTTTTATAACTTGATCAACTGTAGCTTTTGGTCTATTTTCTAAATCATCATAATAAGTAGTACCAGCTACAGACGCACCTAGTAAAGCTCCGCCAAACACAGGGTTGTAAGCGCTAATTACCATAGAAGGCGCAGACTCAGCAGCTTGCTCTGAAGCTAGTCTAGCAGCTTTGCCATATTCTTTTTTTTCAATTAACTCGTCAAATTGTAAACTGTTACCTTCATCGTCATAATATTTTATATCAAAAGCATTTGTAAAATCGTGATAAGCATCTAATTTTTTTGATATAATATTTCTATCGTCTTTTCTTTGCTCTTCAGCAGACATACCTGTTATATTTTCTACTTGAGCTTCTAAATTTTTAAATAAACCACTAGCAATACTAGCTAAACCACCAGTTACACCTGTTAGATAAGGTAAAGCAAATTTTGGTACACCACTAATATTTGAATAAAAATTCTTTAAATTTTCTCTAGAAGCAGCTTCTGCTTTAGCGTGTAACTGTTTTTCATTTTTTATTCTTTCAATTTCATCTTGTTGAGCTTGTTTGTTTTCTTCTTCAATCAAACTGTTAATATAATCAACTTGATCTTGATTTGGCCCTTGCCCAGTATATTTTTCATAAAAATTACCAACAAAGTCATTTATACTTAAAGTAGAAGCGTATTCTAACTTTTCGTCTAGCTCCTCTTGACTTAAATCTGGAGCGTATTTAGAATATAAAGCTCTGTATAACTTATCCATACTTTAAATTTTTTCTATATTAACTGTTTTAGCAACTGTATCAGGTATACCATCTTTATTAATATCTAAAATACCTTCATTAAGATAATTGTATACTGGTGTTTTTGTAGTTGTTTTATCTTCTGTTTTAGCAGGTGTTGCAGCTGGTGTTGCGGCAGGTGCCGTGGTAGGTGTAGGATTTTTATATGTATTCATCATTTTCTCTTCCATCTCTGTCATTCTAAGAGCAGCTATATAACGACTTGTATCAAAGTCATAGTAAGGGTTAGCAGGATCAGCTAGAGCATCGATAACAGCTTCTATTTCGTTTTCATCTATTATATCATCTTGATTGCCTACAGTTTTACCATCTCTATCTTTAGGTAGTTCTATACCTAAATCACTGTACTTAGCCCCTTTACCATCTTGACCTTTAAATATTGGATGATCTTTAAGTTCATCCATCAATGGTACATTACCTATTATATCATCGTAATATATTGATGTTATATTTTTTTTGTTTATAGCATCTTTATTAGCGCTTATACTATTTTCTTTATTCCAACGTTTATACTCGTTTTTTTCATTAGCTTTAGCTCTATTAACAAGGTGAAGTTTAGCATCATCTGCTTTATAAACCATGCCATCAATTACTTTTTGCGTAGTAAAAAATCCTTGATCAGCAGTTTTAAAACCTGGCTTTGACTCATAACTATGATTACCAGGTTTCATTTCAGATCTCATGGCCATAGTCTCTATACCACTCATAGCTCTTTTCATGTAATTAGAGTGCTCTGGGTGATCTCCACTATCTATTTTATCTTGTATTGTAACTAGTGTATCAAGAGATTCATTATGGTTACTCCACTGATTACCTAAATCTCTTAGCTCTGCAAGGTTTTTTCTTCTTAGCATATCACCTTCTTTACCTATAGGATGTGAGTTATATTTGTTTTTAAGTTCTTGCGCTAAGTTAGTTGCTGTTTCCCAAGCTTCAATTGGTAAGCCACCATCATCTATATATTTACTTTGGATACGTTCAAAATCTTTTTCATAGCTTTGAACTAAAGTTTGTTTATCTTTTTCTAACTTTACTTTTTCTTCAGCTACACTAGCAGCTGCTTTTGATATATCATCAAGCATTTTATTTTGAGCTCTAGCTACTATACCTTGTGTATCAGCACCTGTTGCTCCGTACGCACCTCTTATTAATTGTTGTTCTAAACTCATAATTTTATTTATTTAAGAAACTGTATATTGTGTACCGTCTGCTAATGTACCCGTGCCAGAAGTATCAAAATTAGGATCATAATCACGATTCCTTCTCATTTGAGAACCTCCTCCACCACCACCACTCATGCCAGCTGTTATACCTGATGCTATGCCGCCAGCAATATCACCAATACCTTGCATGGCTTGACCTTGTGCTATTTGAGCTTCTCTAGAAAAAGCTGCGGTCTCTTGTTGTTTCATCCCCATTAAAGTTTGTATTCTTTGTTTTTGAGCTTCACGAGACATAATCTCACCTTGTATACGTTTGTCCATAGCAGCTTGTTCACCTTGTTGTACTATTAATTGGCCTTGTGCTTGTAATTTTTGATTAGCAGCTTCTTGTTGTCCTATAGACGCGGAAGCCCTTTGAGCTTGTAGTTGACCTTGATTAGCCATAACTTGTGCTAGAGCTGCTATACCACTAGCACCAGCAGCGCCTCTCATGTTTTGCATTATGTTAGCTCGTTGTTGAGCGCCTTGTTGAGCTTCAAACTCTGCTTGCTGTTGATTAACAGTTAAATCTTCATATACATTTTCAGCCATTTGGTTTTGATAATCAGCGTACGGATTACTCATATCTAACTGCTCATATTCTCTTTGACGCGCTCTCATCTCTCTTCTAGCTTGTTCAGCTTGTTTCTCTGCTTTTTTCTTAGCTTTCTTACCACCAATTAATTTTGCTACGCCCGTTGCCGCTTGAATACCACCCATTATTATACCTGCTACTGGAAATACCATAATTTATTTATTTTTATTTATTTATTTTTTTCTTTTAATATAATCACATTTTTTAGTGATTATTTACTACTGCTGTATACATCTGTACTAACCGCAAACAATTCCGCTTCAACAGTAGAGTCATTTACAAATTGAGCTTCCGCATAATAACCTGTTAAACTACTTAAATTTACCTTATTATCTTTACTAAACATTATAAAATCATTACTATTAGGTGGCATTGCGTTAGTTGGGTTTGGATTAAAAAGACATGTTATAGTATTATTAACTTTATCAATAGCTGTTATTTCACCTATTTGAACTATGTCGTTTTGATTAGAGTGTGTATGCGTACCTAAAACAGAAGAGCTCTTTGTATAATAAGCTGTATCTCCAACTTGAACAGATACGTTTAAAGGAAAATTAAATGTTAATATTACGTTTGCCATTACTTAGTTATTTGTATAAAAATTGTTTTTGTTTCACTAGTTGCCGCTCCGTCAGTTACGTTAAAACTAAAGAAGTCTTTACCGATTATACCCGTGTTAGGTGTATAAGTTATAACACCATCTCCAGCTCCAAAGCTACCAGATATAACACCTTTAGTAGGATTAGTTACTATAGAAGGAGTTTTAGAAGAAATATTTTGATCTCGATCGTATAGCATTACATCAATCGCAGCACCAGTATCTTTTATAATGGTTACATGTTGATCGTAAGCATTAGGTGTTGTAGTAAATATATCATCAGGTTCTACCGTGAAAGTAACATCTTGTGATCCAAAAAGACTTACGTCAATAGCTTTAGTTACTTTTGCACTAGTGTCTGTAGTACTGGTATTACACCCGCTAGCATTTACAGTTATTTTATCAGTAAATTTCATTTCATCATTAACAAAACTTAAAGTTGTATAGTCATTTTCTTTTAGCGGTATAGTTACTTTATTTTGTAATGTTACTCTTTTTAAGTTTTCATCTACAGATTTTATACGCACTTCGTTATATGGATAATATCTAAACACTATATCTTCATTATCAAAAGTATCTATAGGTTTTGTAACTGTAATTTCAGTTATAGAATTTACTGATTTTATAAAAGTATTTTCAGCAACACCATAACCAGACAAAGACATACCAGCAGTTAAATTTAAAGTATCAGATAATCTTACCGTAGTATTAGTGCTGTATTTTTTACTTTTAGTATATGAAGGTAACGTAGCTACCATACCTACCTTTAAATCAATCACATTAAACAAACGTACTTTATCGCTATTTACAACTGCTTCAACAACTCTTTTTTCAAGAGCAGTACTATTAGTATATTCAAAGTTTGCGGTTTTTACGTAAATAGCGCCATCAGCATCTCCTTTTGCGCAGGTAATAACATGATCTATTTCTCCAGGTTTTTTAACTCTTGTAGTAACCTGCACACCTTCACTTGTAGTACTATATCTTAAATTACTTCTTCTAACACCAATAGGGTTTACTTGAAAAGTAGTGTTTGCTTGTTTTGTTATAGATACATCGGCCGCTGTAACAGTTTCACCGGATGAAATAGCACTATCAACTTTAGTAAACGTTAAAGTAGGGTTAGCTCTTTGGTGTATAGTGTAAGTTGGATCTGTAGTTGGTATACTAATATTTTTTCTTGATTTATCACCTGCTCTTAAATTTATTTTATATTCATTTACAGCTGTTGAAGCTGGAAAAGGTATAGTAAAAAAGTATCTACCATTACCAGGTATCTCAGCATTAGAAAGTTTAAAAACCAACTTATCTTCTATATCTTTTATTTCTAAATAAAACTTAGCTCCAGGTGATCCAAAAATATAAGATTCTATATTTGCACCAGAAGAAGGTATATTACCTTCAGCAACGCCACCTATTAGAGGTAATGTGCTAATTGGTTTCATAAACAAACCTTGTATAACCTTATTACCTCTTATCGTAGAAGGAGCAATATATTGTTTTCTTATTGGAGCTTTGTTATAAGACTCTGGATCAATACCAGCTATACCAGCATCAGCAGGTAAAATTTCTAATGTAGTACCATCATCTTGAGTAATATAAGAAGTGTATCCTCCACTACTTGTATTTACACTTACAACTTCACTATCTGTTAAAAACGTAGCAAGATAATCTTCTACGGTTTCAAAACCAGCGTCAGCCGCAGCAGCTACTACATCATCACTGTAACCACCGGTGTCATCACTAGCATCACTACCACTATCATCAGTGGCCATATCATAATGTTTCCAATACCAAGGGTAAAATTGCTCTATCATAATTGTTTATTTTAAATTATACTGCATAAGGTGGTACAATTACTTTTGCTGTGCTCCAACCAGATCCTCCTGCAGCACCAGAATTACCAGTGTAACTTTGCACGCCAACATTCCCTCCTCCAGCTTTTGTGTTATTTTCTTCAACTCTTAATACTGTCCAAGTATTACCATAATTATCTTTAATTTTATCACAGATATTAATATTTTTTATACCAACTTCACTTAAAGATTTACCAGCTCCTAACGTTGGGTAGTTTGGTTCACCAAAGTAAATAAAGCCCATATCAAGTCTACCTTGCCCAAAAGCAGTTATTGTTGTTCCTGATTGAATTTCTAAATTTTGTATTGCGGTAATCCACAAAGCATTGTAATGAGGATTAGTTAGATTCATAAAAGTAAAAGGTAAAGTAACTGTTTCAGTTATACTGTCATATTCTAACTCCCACTGAATATCAGCTGCTAAAGGATCTATTTGACCACCGTTTGCGCCACGATTCCACTGGTGTGTGATATTTACTTGTGCGCTACAACTGCCACAATAAGTACCATATCCATTATCTTGAATTGTTAAATTTAAATTTGGATACACTACGTCAAACTCTGGTTGGTAAAGACAAGAATTATTACTAACAGTAGCAGCTGGATTATAATTAGTCGCTTCATACCCATCACAAGGCCAACATGCAGGGTTACCATGCACATCATTTCCATTTACATCAGGATTACTGCCAGGTGTATTATCTATACAACCAGATACAATTTCAGCATATTGACAAGTTCCATCATCAATTGTAGCTAATGGGTTGTAATTAGAAGCCTTAATATCTGTACAGCCAGATACAGCTGGAACTTGTTGTTTAGGTTGTTTAATACCAGTGGTTTCTACACTAATCGCATTACCTATTCCTTGTACAGAAAACTCTTTAGTATCTAAATTTTCTAATTCAGTTGTAACTCCTTGCACGCTAGTAAACCATTTTTCTTCTTTACCTTTAAACTCTAACTCTTCTGTTTCTTGCAAGTTAGTTATCATACTACTAATAAACCAACCATCTTGCGGCTCGTTATTATAATACTCTGCATCAGATATATTTTCAGTTATTCTAGCTTTTGTACCTTCGTAATTTACAGTTAAAAACCCTTTAACAGTTCCAGGTTCTTCATTAAATAATACTGTAATGGTTGAGTTTATATTAGTACCTTTAATACCATTTTCATTGTAAAAACTATTTCTATCTACAGTATCTTCATGGTGTCTCCATAACTGACCAGATTTAAAAGTGTAATAATTATTGTTTAAACTACTACCTGTTTCTTTTACAAAAGATTTAAAGCTAGGCCAACCTTTTGATTTTTCGCTATAGCTAACTGTTATTGATTTATCATCTAATGTTAAATTATATGTAGATTTCTTTTTATCATAACTACCTATTAAGCTTTTAGTAGAAGGTAAATTATCAGCAAACCAATCTTTCATACCAGCTTCAGATATAGGTGTTATACCATCTCTTGATAATCTAATAACAGCACCTCTTTGTTTATCTGTAAAATAAGCTCTAAAACTTTCTGATACAAATGATTCTGGATTTTTAGATATTCCAAATTCACCAACGAAAGGTGTTGTTTGCCCAAGAACATTGCTAGTTGCTGTTACATTGGTGTTTCCATCAGCGTTAAACAAAGCGTCTTTATTTGCTAATATTTTTAAAACTTTATCTTCGCAAAGAGTTATTAAGTCAGTATCTCTTGAGTGTAGTTTTTGTATACTACCATAAGTTGGATTTAAATCTTTAGTTATTTTTTCCGCTTGTATAAATTGGTTTAAGTTATTTATACCGCTTATAGAGTTGTATATACCAGAGTAAATTAAACCACTACCTCTTCTTTCTTCTAAATAAGGTTCTTCTAATGTAGTAGAAGCTTTTGGCCCATTGTCTATTGTTACTTGATTAAAATCATCTCTAACTCTATCAGATTCTACACCATTACCAAATGAATAACAATTAGACCAAGGTAAATCTTTTACACCTTCGTGTATATCTCTTTTTAAAGTATACTGAGCTCCATCTATAGATTCTACTATAGTACTATTTCTACTACCATCTGGGCGAACAAAAGATAAGTGATCTCCAGGTGCTACATGCTCATTTGTAAAGTTTAAATTATTTATAAAATCAGCACCAGTATCATCTTTTAAGGTTACTACATTGTCATTCCAAGAGCTTACTTTTATTGGAGGAGACCAAGTAGGAGTTGGATTTTGAGGATTTCCTAATTGAATAGAACCAGTTGGAGAATAAATAGAGCTATCAGGTCTCCAGCAATGAACAACTGAATTTATAGGTGCAAACTGTTCATTTGTTTTTTTATTAAGTTCTATATGATAAACTTGTCCTACTTCATGGTATATATCTAAGCCAATATCTTCTTTAGGTTCTGTTTCCCAAATAGCTGGGTTTGCGCTAGAGTTTTCTAAATTTTCTCCACGCACAATAGGTTCTACTATTTGTAAAGTTACTCTACCTGGTTGATTTAAAAAATTATCATTAGCACCAAAAGTTGTAGCTGTTTTAAAATTAGCTGGACCATCCCAATCTTGTCTTATACCCGGAGCTATATTTGTTGGATTAGTCAAACCACTAGAAACATAAGTTAAACCAGCATCTGCGCAAGCTTGTGGGTTACCATCAAAACTAGAGTCACCAGTACATGTTCCTTGTAATGATAAAGGTACACCTGGTTGAACAGTATTAAAATAAGTAGCGTTACTAGGATCATTAACAGGTGAATAACTAGAATCAACAGTACCTCCAGGTCTTCCAATACCAACGCTAGGATCATCTAACCTTTGCACAGCGATATGAAATCTGTTTCTCATAGAGTGATTAACATTATGATTTTGTGTCATCATTTTAGCGCCACTTGGAAAACCGGCATAATTAAACAATTGTTCACCGTATAACATGTTATTGTTTTGCCCAGCGTTTGGTTGCCAAGTTGCTTGTGTTACATATATATGTTGATCTGGATCTTCTCTAAATCTAAATAGTGTACCTTGTGCAGTTAAAGAATTTATAAAAGCAACTTCATTAGTATATCTATTCCACTCAAATATACTACGTCTCCAAGGACTTTTTGATTGATTATCACCAATATTAGTGTAAGAAAGATGTATATCTCTACCACCGTTCCATATACCTCTACCATAGCTTCTTCTAACATTTACCCACCCACAGCAACCACCGTTTGTCCCGCCACCAGAAGGCCTAAACCCTATAGATTGATCTATAAACCAACCTGATTTATTACTCCAATATTGAATACCTGTGTTAATACCTTCATCTTGTATTTGGGATACTGGAACTCCTTGGCCTAAAGATTGCGCGGTAACTGGAGTTTGGTCCCAACCATATTGAGTAGCCCAAGTGGTTATACCTTCACTTTGCCAAGTTGCCGGATCAATAACACCATTAGCATCTCTAATACCATACTGGTCGCCAACATGCGTAGTTCTAGGTTGAGTGCTATCGTTAACATAACCTATTTGCCTAGAATCTTTAACAGCATATTCTTGCGCGTCTAAAGAAGGTTGTATAATTCTATCAACTAACAATTGATCTCTAAATACTTTAACAAAAAACCTACCTTCAAACTCTGGTTTGTTTTCTATAATATTTTGTTTTATTTCTAACGCAAGTCCAGCACTAATGTTAGCGTCTGTCATAGCGGCTGGATTAGTATCTGCACATGTAATAGACATATCATCTCCAAAGACACCTTCGTCTATATCTATTCTGTAATAATCCGGAAAACTAGAGCCTACACCTTGCTCTAAAGATATTGATGTTATTTTATACCAATTACTAACTTGCCCAGGAGTTCTCATCCTCATATATAAATTACCTCTACCAGCTTCTAGTATAGATCTATGCCAACCTATACCATTAGTGCTTCCTTGAAAATTCGCTGGTGGTTCTTGACCAAAAAGAATACCAGCTACATACATAAAGCTAGCGTTAGGCAAAGGAAATCCTGTAGTAGTAGTACCAGAGTTAGTTCTAAATGCAGTACTTGGGAAATTAGTACCTCCATTACTTACATCTCCATCTTGTATTCTACCAAAACTTTGTTCTGTTGTTTTTATAAATAAAGGGGCTTCATTTACTATTGAAAGTATTTTATATCTAGCTGCTTCGTCTACAGAGTTGTTAGTATTTGCTTCTTTTTTCAATATTAAAAAAGTATCTTCATCTACTTTGTTTCTTTCTGAAGAAGGAAAAGATAACCACACGTTCTCATCTTCGGCATCGTACCAACGATCCATAGCTAGATTATAATATTCGTTGGAAGTTTCTTTTAAGAAAAATTTAAAAGAATCAGCCCAAGCAGGAGCTTCGTGTTTTACTTGAGCTTTTAATTTATTTTGTTGTTTAGCAAAAGCTTTTTCTAAATATAAAGAAGCTGTGTTACCACTTTCAGATAACTTAGTACTATTAGAAAAAACAGGTGTTTCTCTTCCGTATTTATCTCTGTAAACAATACCTAATTGATAGGTTCTTAGTGATTTTATTGACTTAGATGGATCATATCTATAGGCATTGACTTCATCTCTTTGCTCTGGAGAGTAATGAAAACCTATATCATATTCTCTACCTACATTTCTAGATATAGAAGTTAATTCTAAACTTATATTAATATTAGAATTATCTTCAGCTACCATATTGTAATTTTGCAAGTAGTTTCCGTATACTAATCTATTGCCAGTAATTTCTTGGCTTAAAGCTTTTCTAGGTACATTATCATAAGGCCTTAATAACTGGTTAGAAGGTAAAACCGCGTGTATTAACTCTGAAGTTATTTTAACATAACCTCTAAGGCCACTATACTCTCCAGTGTTACTATCAATTGCTTGAACATTATCAGCTATAGCATGCCACTCAAAATCATCTCTAGTAATAGTTCTAACAGTATATATATTTGGTGAGTTAGATTCTTTGTATAATATATCTACAGATATAACATCTTTAGGTAATAATTTGTCATCTATAAAATCTTTAACAACTAACTTTCTTAAGTTGTTAACCATACCTAAGTTATAACCTTTTTTAGATAAGTACTCAAACTTTTCAGGTAAAAAAGCTATTTCAGAAAACGGTGCAAAAGCTGAATATTCACCGTCTTCATATTTATATCTATAGCTAAATCTTGGAAACTTAAACTCAAATAAAGGAGATGGTTGCTCTAATTCTACTTCAAAAAGATAATCAGTACCAGTTATAGTAGATGAAAAAGATAGTATTTCTACTTGATATAAACCTTGTAATCTTACTATACCCCCAGAAACTTTAACTCTAATAATTTCTTGAATAGCACTTCCACTACTTACAACTTTTATATTTAGTATATCATTAGTTTCGTATATTGGTACGTTAGGAGCAAAACCTGTATTACTTCCACTTAAAGATATTTGATTTATTCTAGAGTCTGGTCCACCAAAGTTTATCCAAACTACTTCACCAACACCTCTCATTTGCCCATTACCAGTTGGATCCCAAAAAGGATTAAACGGTCCAGGTGCTGCTGCAGCTGGTTCAGTTTGAGCTGGGAAAGCAAGGTTTGGAGCTGAACCTGGTGAGATAAAACCAATTGGTTTTCGTCCAGTAGGTTGGCTATAATCTAATATACCAAATAAGTTACCGTCTCTAGGAGAGTTCCTCATTTCTAAATTTAATGATTTTTCTGGGGAACGTTTTACCACTGTTACATATTTTTCTTCTAGTGGCACGGGGGCTGTAGGTGTAAATAAATTACCCCTTGCTATTGTCATAGCTGTCGGATCGTTAACAGTTAAATCTTTAACTAATAACATTGATTGTGTGTTGTAATCTGTTGCTCTTCTTAAATCAAAAGTTGGAAAATAAATATAAGGATTTATATTTCTTTCATATATAGAAGTTTTTATATTTATTTTTTTTGGTTCAGAATTATTGTCTGTCCAAAATAAAAAATCATCTATAATGTTTATACCAGTTATAACACTACTGCCATCTGGTCTTTCGTTCAAAAAGTTTAACGCTCTATTTACGTTTTTAAACTTAAGACTTATAATACTATTTATATTACTTAAAGTGTTTCCAGCAATAGGTGGGTTTGATAATACAACTTGATACTGATCAAGAAATACATCGACTACAGTTGTACCTTCTGGAAACTGAGAAACTCCACCAGGACCTAACATTTCTATTTCCATACCTGGGTAAATAGTATAATCTGCATCACCTGACCAAGAAGCAGAGTCTACACTTATAATATCACCATCTTGATAAGCACCTGCGCCAGGATTTGGATTATGATTTTTAAACTCTACTTGAGTTTCAAATATGTCTACAACAATTGGCCTTGCTACTTCAGTTGTTTTATCATACTCCATTATTAAATCACAGAGTATATAATCATCAGGTGATTGTCTTGTTTTAGTTCCAGCTTCAGATACTAACCAATATAACTTATCATTTTTCTCGTCTACAACTTCACCAACACATTTAGTATTTTCTGTTACTGGTATATCAGATAATTTAATATTACCTCTAGTAGTTTGAACAGCGCCAACGTTAGACTCTTCAGATGTAGACACTTCAACGTTTAGTGCGTCTCTATATTCTCCATTAGGTACTAATCTCTCATCAAGGTCTTTGTTCATTCGACCTTTGAGAAAGTTGTGTTTTAACTCTGGCATTTAATTAGTGTTTTATATGTTTAGACTTACCTCGCATTACTTGAGCTAACTCTTCTGATTTTAAGTTTGATAGTCTTAATTTTGCTTGCCTTGTAGCTGCAAACTTTTCTTTTTTAAACCTTTGAACAATATGTTCTGGTGTATTTACTTTTGTTGATAATACAGCGTACGCAATATATTTATACATAGCTTCTTCTGCAAACTTATGAAGTATCATTTCTTCATCAGTACCAACGCCATCACTTATATATTTTAGTACAACAGTTTTTCCAGATATATTAGAGCTAAAGTGTATCATACCTTTTAACTCATCTATATAAAAAGATCCGTTAACTTGAGCGTAATAAGGATCTAATCCATATCTTTGACCAACCATTGGCCAGTATATATCATCTTGATAATCGTTATTTTCTGCGTTCTCGTATGGAGTAACAGATTTATAACCACTCCAAGCCGTAGACTCTTTGTTATCTATTAAATCTGTAGTATCATCTCTAAGGCCTTTTGATACTGTAGTATCATCATCAATATCAAAACTATAATTTCCATCTTCATCTTGTTTTATTGATTGTGGGTTTGAAGTTTTAGTAGTAGGATATATTTTGTGTTTCATACCACTTGAATCTAACCAACATACTTCTACATAATTAACATAGTCGTGTGGTAAAATCATAGTTAAAGAAGCTGGTAAACTTATTTCTTGAGATTTTATACATTTAAGAGTATCGTAACTAAACTCTTGTAAAGCTCTTTGAGCGTGAAAAGCTATATCAGTTCTATCTACTCTATTTATTATTTTATCTTTACCTACGTAAGAAACTATAAAGTTATTTATAATGTCATGTACTGATATGTGTTGGTAGTTACCAAAATTAGATTCTACATCTATAAGTATTTCTGCATTGTTAGCAGGTGCTCCAAAAGCTGTACCACCTGATGGTGTTAAAAAATCAACGTGCCAACCATCAGTTGCAGAAAAAGAAAATGAATATGTAGTATTTAATATTAAATTATTACCTACATAAACTTTAGCGTTACTACTATTATAGCTAGTGGGAAAAGTATCACTAGAATTTGACACTGTAAATATTGCTGTTGTTCCGTCTCCAGTAAAAGATTTTTTAACATCATAATACTGTTGTTGAGTTTGTTTTAATAATCCCATTTATTTATGCTTTTTCTTGTTGTAATTTATTAGCTTCTTTTTGAGAAGCAATTGAAACTATATCTTGTTTATTTATTACAATTCCAGCTAGTAATAATATTTTTAATACTAACTTTGTTTCTTCAGAACCGTGTAATTCAAAGTTAATAGCGCTACCAGCATTATACAAAGCTTTGCCAGCAATAACATTATAACTCCAATTTACTTCTGATGGTTTTTTAATATAGTTACACGTAACATTAGAAGTTATAATATTTAAACCGCTACCATAAACTGTTATTACGTTACCATTTCTAGTGTATATAGGTCTTTGATCTGTTGGCGCTGTTAAAGGCGAAGCGCTAGCATATAAAAATTTTTTTTGTTCTATTTGTTCAACTTCTTTTCCGTCATATATAACAGTACCTATTTTATACAGATCACTTGGAAGAGTAGCTCCATTAGCCACTACACCTGAAGTTTCAAAAATAGATATTTTTTCTTCTAAAGTATCTATAGGACTAGAGTACTCTATACCAATATCATCTGTTACAGCAAACTGATTTATATCGTAAAAATACTGCTCAAATATATCCAGCTGTGCTTGATTAGCTAATAGATTAAATTCTAAAGGTGTTATATAACCTCGTTGTTCTTTATTTGCAAGAGCTAAAACTCTTTGGTATACAGTATCTATTAATATCATGTTATTTAGTATTATATGGGAAAAATCTATTTAGTGCTTTTTTCCTTTTATTACAACCGCAATCTTTACCAGTAGCTTCACTAACTTTATCAACTACTTTTTTTATTCCAGTTACTTTTGTTATTTTTTCTATTGTGTCGCCTAATCCTTTAGATTTCATATTTTTTTTAAGTAGTATAACAATCGCCCCGTAGGGCGATCGCTACTACAAGTTAATTACGAATTTAATCGTTTTTCTATATTAGAGTAAATCTCCATACCTTCATCAGTTTTAAACCAATGCGCTAAAGCAGTGTAAGGATGCTCATCAAATGGTATAACCATTATTTTTCTTCCAGTACTTCCCCATAAAAAGTTTCTTTGATCAGATGATAATCTTAATATTCCAGCCTCAACAGCTCTAATACCAAAGTTTCTTAACATTACGTTTTCATCATCCGCTAATTCTAAGAACAGTTTAGGATTATTACGTGCAAATACTAGTAAATCTCTTCTAAGCTCCTTAGAACTCATCGTAGATACACCAGATCCTTTTTCAACTCGCATGATAGCTTCAGCCATATCTATATCTATACTTCTTGCAGCTGTTAAAGCATCAACTTGCATTTCTAAAACATCTATTTCTTCTTCTGCTATAACTGAAGGTTTGTACTCTTCGTACAGCTTATCCCTATGGGGATGGTATAATGAAAGTAACTTTTGTAATACAGTTTTTTCTTTTTCTACAAACAAAGATCCGTTTCTAAAAACAATATGCTCCATCCTTTGCTCGCCTTTCATTTCGTCTACAAAAGGAGTTCTTTGGTTTTGACAGTACTTAAGTTCTCTTTCATAACCTTTTTCTTCATCAAACCAATATATATTTGCTGATTTAATAGATCTTGAAAGAGGTTTTTTACTACCTTTTAGATTATAAACTCTATCTTTTATTTCCCACTCATTTTTGGGCTTAATTCTTTCTCTTGCCTTTGGTTCTTCAACCACCACAGTTTCTACAACTGATTCTACTTGAGGTTGCTCTACCTCAGTCTTTTTTGTTTCTTGTTTTTTTGCCATAATATAATATATAATAAAATTAATAAAAAGAAAGGGTCGAGGCCGAAGCCTCGATCCTTAATATAAATGCTTATTTCAATAACATGAAGTTATTAGCACCTTGTGTAACTAAACATCTTTCAGAAAGCATGTGTATTGACATTGCGTCTAAAGCAGATGTAGCAGCTCCAACAGAACCAGTAACCCAAGTTTTTAATCTTCGGTCATCAGTTTGAGAAGCTCTATATCTAACATGTAAGAAAGGACGTTTAAGGTTTTTACCTAACATCTGATCGTACACAGTAGATGTTCCAGCTGGAATAATAACACCTCTAATTGCGTTAGCAGAACTAGCGTCATTAATACCACCTCTTGTAGCTTTGTCATTTAAGTATCTAAAGTCAGACTTATAGAAGTCGTAAGAACCTCTACGGAATCCAGAGAAACCTAAATTAAGTGCCATGTCTTCAGAGTTATCAAATACTCCGTAAGAAGTACCACCAGCTCCGTAAGAATTCATAGAAGCTAACATATCATCCATAGCTAGAGACGTAGCTCTATTAACAAACATCATGTTTTCTTCAATAGCACCTTGATTATCAAACTCAGCTAATATAGCGTCAAACTCAGCTAAATCAGTTGCAGCGTTAACGCCAGTAATACCAGAAGTAACATTACCTCTAGACTCGATAGCTGCGAATAAACCTTCAGTACCAGCAGTATCAGCAGTATTCAAAGTTGAAGAAGGCATAATAGTAGCACCAGGAACCTCAGAAGCAGCAACAGCAAGCTCACCTTCTAACATTGCCATTTCTAAATAATCAGTAAAACGTGCTCTTGTATCAGCTTCAGCTTTTAGATACCACATGTATCCAGTTTCTCCAGTTTCAGAAGCGATTTCAATCCAACCAATTCTAGAAACATCAGAACCTGATACTTCGTAATAATCTTTAATAATAACTGGTTTGTTATCAAAAGTTTTAAACGTAGGCTCATTAGCACCTCTTTGATCTGTAGTATTAGTAGTACCAGCAGCAGCTACATAGCTTTGTCCTTTTCCATACTCAGAACCATAAACTAATATAGTTGTTCCTTTTGATGTAACGTTTGCTGATAAAGCAGATGAACCGTAAGGTAATACATCAAGTACAGCACCGTTAACAACAGATACTAAACATTTGAAAACACCATCTGAATTAGATACTATAATAGTATCATTAACTCTAATACCGTGACTAGCAGCTGTAAATCCAGAACCAACGTTACCATCGATATCGTCTTCAATTGTTACTTGCGCGATGTTAGATACACCAGTACCTGGATTAGCACCAGCAGTTGCTGAGTTAACGTTACCTTTATAAGATAGATGTAATCTACCTTGTTCAGACCATACAACTTGATCAGCTGTCATAGCCTCTTCAGCTCCAACTTGCGCTAAGAAACCTGAAATAGTTCTCGGTCCGAAAACTTCAGCTTCTTGCTCCATTAGATCTGGTAAATATTGTTGAGCCCAACCCATGTCTTGGTTGAAGTCAATGTAGTTCGTTGCTAGTGTTTGCTTTTGTGAAGCAGCTACACTGTTCAACGCACTCCCTGCAGTAATTGCCATAATTTTTAAATTTTAAATTGTTATTTATTGTTTTTAATTTTAAACTTAAAATCAGAAGAATTATCACCTAATACTCTTACTTTAACTCCTCCAGCTTCAATTTGCCCATGACTTTGCCTTGGGTTCATATTAACATTTTTAGATTTAGCAACACTATCTTTCATAGCGTCTGCTTTACCTTGTTCGTAAAAGTGTTTTGCAATAGCATCAGCATTCATCGCTGTGTATAAAGATTTATGATAACCCCTAGCATCTTCCATTTGATTTTTTTTGTTCAAAAACTTTTTGACAAAATTATTAATGTCGCTTTGAGCTTCTTTAACCTCGTTAACATTGTTTACTTTAAACCTATACTTTTTGTCTCCGACGTTATATTCAAAACCTTTGAACTTGTCGTTAAAAACATTATTTGTTTTTTTAACAAAAGTAGATTTAGCTTCATTTGCTACCTTTTGACTCTCTTCAGATTCTTTGTTGTACCTATTAAAGAAATCCCAAGCTTTTTGTTGTTCAGGTGTAAGCTTTGAACCAGCTTTGATATCTTCATAGTATTTAGACTTTTGCCCGTCTAAGTGGCTTTTAGCGCTGGCAACTTGCTCTTTTAACGCTAATTTTTTTCTACGTATCTCTTTTTCATCATCGACTTCTTCATCGTAAGAGAACTGATCTTCCATAAGGAAGTTAATTTCTTCTAAGTTTAAATGAGGCTTTGTTTGCCTGTAGTATTCAAGTAATAAATCTTCATTATCTAATTTACTGTAATCTTGATTAAGCTTTACATAGTCATTTAAATCTCCACCAGTTTCTTCCATAAAGTCTATTAGCTTTTGGATATTTTCTGGTAACTCTTTTCCAGTTGCTTTAGCTTCAGCTACAGCTTCTTCAACTTGCTCTTCTAGTTCTTCAACTTTTTCTTCAACCTCTTCATCTGTTATTTCTTCTAAAACAGGTGTTTCATCATTTTCTTCTGTAGACTGTTTAACAACCTCTTCTTTATCAGTCGTTTCTTTAATAACCTCTTCTTGAACTTCCTCGGTTTCTGCGTTATCAATTGGTTGTTCATCTTCTATTTTTTCTTTAGGTGGGTTACTTAAATCTACTTTTATAACGCTGTCATCTTCAGCGCTTTCAAATTTACTCTTATCAACTTTTACCACGTTTTCATCGCCTGGATCTTGTTGATTATTTTCTTGTGTAGTTTCTTCAACTACGTTTTCTACATTTTCTTCCATAATATAATATAATAATAATTAATAAATAGTTTATCTAGGCTCAAAATTACCTAAGCCAAAATCACCGGTTAACACATCGTTACCTTTTGATTCAAAATCTTTAGGTGGTGCACCAGTTTTTCTTTGGTCAATCAATTGACTCTGTTGAGTAGCTTGTATTCTAGTTCTTTGATCTTTACGATCTTCTTTCATGCTACCTTCTTCTCTCATAGCTTGTTTATCTAAATCTCTTAGCTTTAAGTTTAATTCAAACTCATGATTCATTAACTGCATTTTAACTTGAGCCTCTTTTTCTAAGCTAGCGCCTTTAAGTTGCGCTTTGGCATTTTCTAATTCAATTTGGCTTTGAGTTAGTTGTTGTTGTTTTTGAACTTCAGCTTGCGCTATTTGAGTTTGAGCCTGGGCGTTTGATTGAGCTTGTGCCTCTGCTAATTGTTGTTTTGCTAACTGATCTCTTTCAAACTTTTTCTTTCTTCGTATTTTTAATACTTGATTTGCTAGTTTAACATTTCTAATATCTCTAATATCTATAGCATCTTCTAAGTCTATACTTTCTCTAGATAAAGCTACTTGTATATTATTTTCTAACAATTGTTTTTCTTCATCATCTGGTGCTAATTCTAAAAATATACCAAAATCATACAAATGTAAATTAGCCATCTCTTCTAGTGTAGCTACATTGTGAACGCCTATAGCCTGTATAAACGCGTCTCTTGTTGGAGAGTATTCTATAATATCAGATATTCTAAGTGATAAACACTCTGCTGTTTCAGCGGTTAAAAATAAACCAGCTTGTAATATATGTCTTGTTGCTGTGTTACTATTTGCAGCTGCTAGTTTTTGTACACCTACTAAAGAATTAGCGTCTGGAGTAGAACCATCTCTAGCTTCGTTTAATCCGGTTACATCTCTTATCATTTGTAGATAATAGTTGTAATTAGCTATAAGTGCCTGCATTTTATTACCAGCACCTCTACCGTTTGATATCTCTTGAATAGGTACTTTGCCAGGGTTTGGATCACCTTCAGAAGTAAAGCTTCTACCTATAATACTACCAGTTTGAAAAAACATGTTTAATGCTTCTTGTGGATTATAATTAGTACCATTGCCTAAATCAATTTCAGCTAACCCATCAGCGTCTAAATAAACACCATCTGGTGTCATTCTTGACATAACTTGCTGTAGCTTCAAATGTGTTAATTGAATCATATCTGCAAAACCAGTAATTCTTTTTACTAAAGAATCTATTTGGCCATTATACATCCTAGGTGCAACAATAGCATAATTCATTTTTACTTTTGTGTAATCACTTTTAGGGCGCATCATATTTGAAGCCATCTCCCATCGCAACAACTTATTAGTACCTAGTATTACAGCTCCATCGTAAAGAACTTCTATAGATCTTAATAACCTAGAGTATCCACCTTCTTTATCTTGTGGTGGATTAAACGTATCATCTTTAGGTAATATTTTTTCAGCACCAGTACCAGTTTCTTTTACCTTGTAAACCTCATTCATATAAGTTTTATAGTTAAAATATAAAACTTGTATTTTGTTATTATCTTCATCATCTAAAGCGTGGCTATCATTTATACCGTGGTATTTTCCAGCTTGGCTTTTTATTTCTTCTAAATCTTTATTATCTAAATAAGGAAATTGTTTTACTAATTCGTTTATTGGAATAGACTTTACTTCTCCAGCATAGTAAATATCATCAAAATAAGGAGAGTCAGTGTAAGAATAAACTATGTTAGCAGGATCAACATAATCTATAACAACGCCTTCTGAAGTATTAAAAGAAGTTTTAACAGCTCCAATACCGCAAACTGTAAGATCGTAATAAAATCTTTTTCTTATTAAATCGTATTTATTACCTTCCATTAAAGTATTTATAGCTTGCTCTTCTGCTATCTCAGCAGCTTGTTTATATGTCAACTGCATGTGTAACTCTAATTCTTCCTCTGTATCAGGTAAAGTATCTTTATCGTTTTCGTATAAATCAATATTCATAGTTTGAGCAGCAACGTCATTAAACTCTCTGCTACGCATATCTCTTAATAAAGACTCCATGTACTCAGTTCTTTTGTATATACCGTAAGGATCTTGAGAAAAAGCTTTTATATCATAAGCTCTTTCTGACATACCATTTACAACTATGTCAACAAATTTAGATATAATTGGAACTGGCTTCCAATCTAAATTAAGATAGGACAAATCGCCATTAATTGACAACTCATCCTTATACTTTTGAATAGACTGTTCGCCTCTTGCGTACAATCTTAAATTATGAAAATTATTTTTATATGTTCTGAATCTATTACTTTGTCTATCATTTTGAAACCACTCTGATTCTATAGCTTTAGCAACTTTCAAACCATAATCATAACTTAACTTTTCAGCGTCGCTAACAACTTGGCTAGGAAAATTTCTATTTCTTCTTGTGTGCGCCATATTATTCTTTAATTAATTTAGACATATTGCCATTGTTTTGATATTTAGCAATATTTATATTTAGTTTTGGTTTTTCTATTTTAGGATTTGGTCTATACAAATGTCTGTTGTTTGCCATTATAGCTAAACCAGAGCTTATTGAAGCATCAAACTTTGTTCTTTTATTTATATCAAACTTACTCCAATCATTTAGTAAATCATTAAAATACAAATCACCAAATGTACCATCTTGTTTCATGCCTACGTGATCTTGAATATACATCTCAATTGCAGCGGCATGAGCTTGTTTTATATCTTCACTAGAGTTAGGTATACCGCCAACTTCTTTTTCTGCTACAGATAATTTGTTCCATATCTTATCTGGTCTATTCATACTAAAACCTCTGTAACCTCTACGTCTTAAATAATATAGTAGTCGAGGTTTATTATTCTCTGCAAGTATTGGCATACCATAAAACACTAATGCCATTAAAACATCTTCAAAAAATATTTCAGCTGTAGGTGGTCTTGATAAGTATTCTAAAAAAAAGCTATTCGCAGGAGCGTCCTCCATACTAAACCTGGTTAAGCCGTGTAATGCTCCTTTAGAACCTTCTCCATCTACAGTTCCTGATATATCATAAGAGTCACAACCAAATGCTCCCATGTGTTCATTACCAGGATATCTTATACCGTTTTTAAGTACCACTCTATTTTGTAATTGCTGAGGTGGAACCCAGCTAACTTTAAATCTACCCTTTGGATCTGGATAAAATATTACTTGTGAATCTTTAATGCCATTTACCCATTGAAAATTACCTGTTGTAATTCCTAATGTCCTAGACATTTCTTCGTTATAATCTATCTGCTCATATATTTTAACAAGATTAAAAATAGAATTTTTAGTTTCATCTCTAAACGCGTGCTCTGTCGTTCTTGGAAACTGGCGATAAAATTCATTTAAAGCATCTTGATCACCTTTTAAACCCTCAGCTTCATTTTGCCAATGATCAACTACCCCAACATCTATTAATTCGCCATTTGGGTCGAATACATCTGTGTCAGGAGTATCGAAGACAGGAACTCCGTATTCGTTAATAAAGCCTTCGTAGTTCCATTCCATTGGGATGAACAAAGAGTATAGACCAGATTTTGTCTGACCATTTCTATTTCTTTTTGTGACGTCGGATCCGTTATATAGTTTTTTGAAATTCTCTCCACCTTTATCTAATGCGTTTGATGTCGAGCCCATCATACATTTACCAACTATTCTACTACCTAATCGTAAACATGTTTTGGTTACTCGCCAATTGTTTAATATATTATCGGGTCTTTCCCATTTACCACTTTCATCGTGTACAAGTAAGTTTAGTTTTTCACCGTCATAACTGTTATCACCTGTATTTTTCCAGTCTATAGTTGTATCTAGACCTTCTATTTCTTCTAACTGCTCGTTAGCAGTAATCTTTTTTCTTGTAAACTTACTAGCTGGAACTCTATAAG